AATAGTAGATAAAATTGCCTCAATACCCTCTACGTCTGTCTTAATATCAGCAACATCTGTTTCCAGACCTCCCGCCTTCTCGAAAATAACCCTTACTCTTTCACCTAAAGTTTTCCGGTATTCTGCGTTATCCTTGCAATACATAGAATGAGCCATATTTTAATTGCCTCCTTTATTTATTTGAAACGCGCTTTTGTTTATTGCCACCATAAGTTTTCTCAAGACCACCATCCTTCAAATCTTTGTCTTTCTTCGTAGGTCTGCCGCCAACATCTTCCCCCTTAGAACCAGAAGTTGTGAAGCTGGTTACATGGGGAGGATACAGTTCATCAAAATTCATTTCCTTCTCGTAATCCATCAACTTCAAATAAGTATTACAATCACCAGTACCAACAGCATATAAATACAATCTCGAACCACCGGCATTTGTATACAAATCCTTGGCTACGTCAAAAGCATCTTCTCTGTTTAAAATAGACGTTTTGAGATAATGAATATCAATCCATTCATCTTCTTTCAAACCTAAGAAATTATTTAAAACCTTGGTATATTGCCATTCAATTTGTTCTAGCATTTGAAATACTTCAGAAAGCAATAGGTCGAGGTTCACGGCAAGCGAACTGTAGCTAGCTCCTTCTCCTTCGCCATTTAAAGCAGACAATGCCAAGCCTAAGTCAGTGCTTATTGCCGTCATATTTTCTTTTGTTAATGTTTCTTTTATCAAAGTGTTGTCTGTTGCAAGTTTGCCTACTTCAGTGCCGGGTGCCAAAACAAGAGTCGTAACTTGTGCTATTTTATTATTTGTCCTATTTGCATTGGAATGTACGGCATCTTTGAAGTTGTTATATTGATTAGTTTGTGCTTCTTTGTTAAGTGAGCATTGCCCCTTTTTTTCCCCTTCCGGTTGCACCAGATATCTAATGGTGCCGGAGTTTTCCTTCAAGTTACCGCGCTGGCCGTCTGTGTAATCCTCCGAAAAGAAAATATCGTTTAGGGCAGATAACCCTAACGGCCTTCCATAAGGTTCGTCTATTTGAGATCTGTATTTATAGGCAAAAGTAGTTTTCTGGTCTAAAATATACCACCTTTTAGTTCCGTCTTTTTTATATTCGTTATACGCCTTAATGAAATCAAGAGGATAGTTTTTAATTTCCGCAACCAACCCGCCATGTTTGAATTGATCAAAATATTGCATATCAAACGCACAAACATAATCCCCGTTCATAAAGCCAATAATTTTAACATAATCTCTGTCTAAGGGTTGAAGCATAACATTGGTAGAGAGGGCAAGCCCTTCAATTTTTTCAAGGTTCCCTGCAAAGTTACCCGACATATCCAAATCTTTATTTTTATGTTTTGTGTCTCTTAAAATAGCAACATATATACCCTCAACTAATGCAGCATGTAAAATATCCCTAGTGCTTAATTTATGGTTTATTTTTTTAAAGAAAAACTCCATATACTTTGCAAGTTTTTTTGCTTTCCTCTTGGTTCCATTAGGAATAATAATATGGTCTAACGTGGGGGCGGCAACCATTTTGTCCACGGTTCTGCCAAAAATCCCGTTCAAGTTATACATGCGCTTGCAGATGTTGCGAATTTGTTTATTGAAGCGCATGGGGTATTGAATGTAATGCTTTAGTTGTTCGTCATCAATATTGTCCGAAAAAAGGAATCCATTAACAAATCCAATGGTGTCGTTTAAAACGTTTATTTCTACCGGATAAGAAGTGGGGGGTGTTGCTTGTTGATCCTTTTCCAATATGGCTATCCTCCTTTCTTTTTATGAGTAATCAAAAACAAAATCATAGTCGGAGTCATCTTCTTCCCCTTCTAAAAATTGGGATATATAAAATAAAGCATATACCAATCCAGACCAGCGGTCTTTGCCTATCCTTCTCACAACCTCCTCAACCGTATAAGAAGTTGACGTTTTTTTTAATTTCAAGTTGGCAACTTCGTCAATTAATACTTGAGTTTGCAAACTAATAGTTTCAACAGTATCTTTGTCAATATCTTTGGGTAGACTAGATTCTATTTCATCAAATGGCTTCATAAGTTTTATTTTATTAGACTCTACATAATTTACGAATCCCATAATTATAAGATCATTTATACCTTGTGATTTTAAGACATATACAAGAGGGGGAGCATCTTTAACTTTTGGCCTATCTTCCGTGTTGATTGTGGCAAAACATCCAAGCTCTTCATTTGTCTCGAAATCTGTTACGTCTTCAAGTAACTTTTCAACCAATCCTTGCCCAAGCGCATTGCCGTCAACTACTATTGCCCTAACCCTTGATTTGGAAATATCTAAGTTACCGCCATATTGATAAAAAACCCTCTTCACTATAACTGATTGTTCTTCAAAATTAAGTCCATTCGGAGGTGTAATTATATTTACTACGTGAACTTGTCTAATTACCCCGGAATGACTTCTTATTATTTTTAAAACAACAATAGCAGATTTATTATTATTTTCTGTATGACTTCTCGCTACGTCTACCCCTATAACATACTCACATAAGTCATAGTTTCCACGCTTATCTTTAGGGCATTCCAATTCAGGGCTAGTAATGGTTCGTGCTTTAATTAATTTGCTTATATTGATTAATCCACCATCACTTACTCCTACCCATGAACATAAATAGTTCTGCCTAAAGCGAATAACATTACTTTTTCTTGCTTTGTCAATGACTGATTTTTTTTGTCTGCCAAAATGGACAGGTAAAAACCAATCTGAACCAAATACAAATGTTCCTTTTAAATCAATCATATCTTTTGCGGTCATTAATATTTTTTCATATTCATCACTGTTTTTATACTATACTACCGTTAGTTTCCTAATACTTTAACACACTTTATTTCAAGTGTCGGTATAGACTATATCTTCATCCTTTACACTAAGTAAAAGAGTGCGATGTTTCCAAACTACGAATTTCACGTAGAATGTACAGATTTCATATCCATATTCTTGTTAGAACTTAGGACGTATATCCTAGTCGTTTGACCTTCAAGTAAATTTCTTTACAAGCTCGGCACAGGATTATCATGTTTGTGTAAAATGTTTGTTAAAATACTTTCCAAGCAATTAATGTCTTTATAGGAAATTCTGCGAAGGGTCAATTTATTATTTTTACAATATTGATTTTTTCTATTATCGTGTTCTTGCGTAAGAATAAATCTTTCACCGCCATTTCTAAATCCCATAGCTTTTTCGTGCTGTTTTCCATCTAATTCTAAAAGAATAAAATCACCATCTTCAAAAATTATTTGAAAATCAAACCCAAGAAGCCCATTGTTTACACCTCGCAAATCATCAAAGGAGCGTTGAAAAACATATTTGATTTTATTCTTTTTTAAAAATTTTTTAGTTAAATATTCCAACTTAGAATTAGGGGAACATTTATCGCATTTTCTTTTTGAATGTAAAAAACTCATATAGCTTGTACGAAATATCTCACCTATTTTTATATTCTAAACTTAATAGTTCGCAATTATGTTTTTTTATGTAATCATAAACATAGTTATAATTAAATCTTGTCCCAATACATTTTTCCATCCCTTCATTGTTAAAAAAAATATGGGGAATCAACGGATTCCCTATATTTGAATAAAATTATTATTTGCCCAACAGAGCAAATATATTTGAAATACCAACATCAAAAACATTTTACACAAATTTAGATTTTCCCTGTTAGCACATCTATTAGCTATCATTTCCTATAGCACACTATACGTTAGATGCACACCCTAGATTTCTAGGTTAATCGCATTTTATAGTCAGGCAATAAGTTTACCTGACGTTGAGTACCTGTTGATTTGCCCATTTAACTCCTCGGGATCTGTCTCTCCAGTCATTGTGGTTCTGCCAATATTAAAAATAGGCTCAATGCAATCATCGTAAGTATCCTTGTCAATCAATGAACTTTCTTCCAAACCACCCCTATGCCTTCTTAGCCCTTTGCTTTGTTGGGAATTAGCAAGATTATCAATTACGCTACCGTTCACAAACTCAACCTTGCCAGTATCCTTAGAGAAATTAGCAGTTCTTATGTTTTCAGCAAATCTAGGATAAAACCTTAAAATTTCATCATGTTTATCTTTCCAAATTTTCAAGGACTGTTCTTTTGTTGATGCGGTAATTGACAGCGCAACCCCTGGGTAGCAACACGCAGTATGATATTGACACATTACGTGCATAAGCGTTTTTGAAATTCCTCTCGGAGCGCAAAAATATACTTCTGGAAATCTTGCTAAAAGCCTGATCATTACTCTTTGGTCTAAATCAAACGTTAAGCCACCAGTTTCAGGCTTATACATATCCCAAAATATATCCGGCATCCAGCGGATAAATGAGCAAAATTCCGTAAGCTCCACGAGGTATTTATCTATTATTGATGCGCCACGTTCAGATCTCTGAAAAGGGGTTTCAAATTCAGGCTCGTAAATATCATATCTGTCTAGTTCGTGTTTTTTATTTTTAGTTTCATAATTATAATAATGTGTCACGACTGATCACCGTCATTTTCATATTCCGGTTCTACATAAATTTGTCCCAAATCTCTAAATACATTGTTTCGTTTTTCTTTTTCTTTTTTAATCCGTTCATCCGTAAACCCTTGTTGCTTATAATATTCTTCAAGCATTTCATCATAAAATAACCAAATATCTTTATACTCTGCAGCAGGCTTTCCCTCCAACCTTCGGATATAATTAACATTGCACCATATAATCATATCTGCATCATCATAAGGTTGAGCCTTTAGTTTGGGCAATATCGGAATAATGCCTACTTTGGATTCGACCGCTTCAAATAGTTGGGGCAATAATTCAATACCACCACTAATATCAGACTTAGATAATTGCGAAACATTTATTTTTGCAGCCCCAGCAGCATCTTTAGCCAATGCACCCCATGCTTTTGCCTCACCAATTGTACCCTTGGCAGTTGCCAATTCCTCCTTAACCCTAAAACGAATATAGGTAATTAATCCCTCTATATGAAATGAAGTTTTTTGCCCGTAATTATCAATAAGCTTTTCCCATTTTTTTTCAAAGTAAAAATACTCTTCGTTAGAATACCCTGCACCCCATTTGTCAACAATATCATCTGTTATTTCAAAATTAGAAGCCATATCAAGCAGGGATAGTGTAGGAGAATCATCTTCAATTTCAACATTTAAAATAGAATCTTTCCACGTTAGGTCACGATAAAGAGGAAGCGAGTTGATGTTTTTAAAATATATTCCAATTACATCTCCCTTGCCGTCCTTAATGTTTTCAGCTTCCCTATAGGCCGATTGCATAATTTCGTACAGGTAGGGTTTGTCAATTTCTTTAAGTATTTCTTTAAATTTTTCAACATCAATATTTCCCTTTTTATCAACAGACATTTTCTTTATGCAATCCTTACAATAAGGAACTTTGCCCGTGCCTGCATGAAGATGACTGTTCGAATAATAAAAATCTGACATTTTTTTTCTTTCTCCACATATCGGGCATACAGTATATTGCGGTTTTTTCTTCTTAGTCTTGTTACCATTTGCCAACTAAATTTCACTCCCTTTTATCCAATAAATAAAAAAAGAAGCAGACTTGATGCTTCTTTTATCACCCCGTAAACGGTTAAATTTAAATATCACCCTTGTGGGGGTGCCATAGGTATCGCAGTATGTATAATATCTGTTAGCCCCAATTCCTTATCCCAAATAAAGCTCTGTGTCTTTTTAACTGCTCCGACGAATCCTTTTTCATAATGCCAATTATCCGTGCCGGTAGGGGAACTAATGTGCCTTACAATAATTCCATTCTCTTCTTTAATTGCTTGCTCTGAATGAAAATGCGCCGCATGGACTTCATGGTATAATGTGCGACCCCAGGCTTCCCTTGCTTCTATAGGCATAAGTTTGCCTATCCTATTTTTACGCTCTGTGTCTCCATGAGTAAAGCCAATTAGATTATTCCCAAACTCTACATATTTACGTGCCATTGCATTTGTATCTACTTTTATATTCTCGTTATCTCTAAACCAAGCAGCCAAATGACATACAGCGTAATAAGAAGTCATCTTATCATGATTAGAGCCTATGTAAAATGTTTCCACAGGAGCATGTTGAGAAAGCAAATCAATGCCTTTGATAAGCATATCTGTGCCAATCTTATAAAGTTTTGCCCATCTTAAATCAGCATCCATCTGAGTACCGGCAGAAGTGAGCGCATTTATGTGATCAAAATGAAAATAGTCATTGGAAAATATAAAAAGTATTTTACTAAACTTGTAATGAGTTGTTCTGGTTAGCACATCATTGATCACATAAAAAAATCTATCCTTTGCTATTTTATAATCATAATTTTCCCCGGCATCTCCTATCCATGCTAACTTGCCCAAATGTAAGTCTGCTAAATTAAGCTCAAGCATTTTGCCATCCTTGTCATATCGGGTAGGCTTATGGGCAACTGGCTTAAACTCCCTATCCATTTCAGCAAACACTTTTTTTACTTCTTCTAAAGAAATAACGGATCTTGGCTTGACCATAATACGAGAACTATAAAGCGTTTGCACTTTGTCTTTTTTAGAATATATTTGCCATATATTATTACGAGCAGAAACAAGCTCCCAAGTTCCAATATCATAGCCATGTGCTTTTAAAAGAAAATTTACATCCTTCGCATCTTCTTCTGCCATTTCAATAAGACGGGTGCTAGTCTGCGTCCCATCTTTGTTTAGCTCAATGGTGCTTTGTTTTTTTGGTTTAGATACAAGTGGGGTAGTCTTGTTTCTTTTTTTTAGCTCTCTACGTACAAAACTGCGCCATGCTTCGCCAGAAGTAAAAGGCTTGTCATAACTTTCATTTAGAGATTCCCATGTCTCACCGGGGAAAGCACCGCCACGAAATTTAATGCCTATATCAAAATATCTTGTTCTTTCTTCTTCGCTCATGCAATTCCTCCAAATATAATAGTGGAGCAGATTGACGGAATCGAACCGACACCAAGTTGATTGGAAGTCACCTATTCTACCTTTAAACCAAATCTGCTTGGTAGAAGCGAGAGGAATCGAACCCCCAACCCCCCGCTCCCAAAGCAGGTACGCTGCCTATTGCGCCACGCCTCTACAAAAACCTTTTATACGTTCTAGGCACTAATCTTTTTTTACGTTTGCTTTTCTTGTGCCTGTTTAAAATAACAAGATCTACATATTTACCTTTGTCAAGTTTAAGATAGCCTTTCTTGATAAGATAAACCATCTGCTTTTTAGTGATCTCGATCAATAATTTTGAGGCTCCTTTGTATGGTTATATATTCCATATAAAAGAGCATAGAAAAATTATTGAACAAACCCTTGAGAC